GTCCATCCACCTAATCCGCTGCATAAATCCCATACTACCTTTCTTTTTTCCATTTCCATGATTTATAGGACTAGTATCCCTAATATAAATGCTAGGGTGGACAACGAAGTTGGCCGCCCCTTCCCGTTCTGCGTAAGAAGAACGGTCTTACGCTAGAGTTACCACTGGGCTAACTAGCCTGTCCACTAGGACTCAGCATAAGAGGATTGGCCCCCGTCCGGGGGGTCAGGACCCCCCACGTGGGCGGGAATGTTCATAGGCCAACCTGGTCCCCAGATCGGTTATGGCAAAGAGTGATTCATTCTTCATCAGAGCACAAGTTAACTACGATAACGCAGGGACATACGCACAAGCCGAGATCGATCTCGGTTCATTTGTGAACTTAGGAGTGTCCAAATCGACCCTATTGAGGATTCACAAGTTGAGCCCACAATACTTCGATGTTCAGGGCACGTTCATACCACGGGCCACCGGGAACAGCAAGTATGCCAACGTCGCATGGCAACTGACCACACAGAGCCAGACAGAGATAGTCACGGCAGACGACAAATCCGTTGTTTCCGCTGGTGGCCTACTATCATGCACTGACGGTTCTGGAATCATCCAGTGCCAAGACGCTGTAACCTCACCATCACCAGAGGATTGGCGCAACGGTTACCTGGTCGGAGTCGACACCCTATACCTAGCGATGGACGGAAACACGGACTGGGTTTCTGGATTCAGCATGAACATCGTCCTAGAGTGCACCCTAGAGACTGCTACACAAGCCTCCGCAACTGCCCTAGCACTATCTCAGCAGTAGGTGGTTGATCTGGCACAAGTCACGATGACAGTGGAGGAATATCTCCAACTGTTAGAGCGCACCGCCTCCAACGTCAAGCGAGTTGGCAAGGCCGCACGCACCATACAGAGGGAGACCAAACCCGTTCGCAGAAAAGCAGGGAAGGCGATGAAGGGAATGGCCGCCGCACTAAAGAAGGCTAACGCCAAGGCGAGAAAGAAGGACGGCTCCTTCAAGAAGGGCTGGACCCAAGCAAGGATCATGAAAGACGCTCACCGGATAAGGAGGTTGGGACTGTGAAGAAGATAGGCGAGGAATATACTGTAAGGGGTATCTTGAATGACCAAACCTCCAAGAGAATCCAACTGTTCGATGGTAAATTCGATACGGGCTATGTGATTACTGATTTCGTTATTGCTACCAATAACCCCAATGATGCTAGTGAGGATTGTTGGGCTAGACTCTCCACAGTTGGGAACACTTCGGATAATTGGGACTGGTCCGACCAAACAAGTATTGCTTGGGCCGTTTCAGAAAATCGAGTTACTGCTTCGCCCGTCCTAGCAAGGACGATAATTGACCCTGATAACCTGGTCATTGAAGACCTTCACATCTACGCATCTTCTGCGGGTTCACATGACCGCGTGAATTACTTGATTACAATGCAGAAGTACGACATAACCGATTGGAAGGGCGCACTGACAATGGTAAGGAATAAGTCTCAGGGGTGATTGCTTGGGCGATGACCCAATTGCAGGCGACCCTGCTCTCCTATGGACTTGGACTCGTATCGTTATCGCTCTGGTTGCTATACTCGCTTTCGCGGTCGGAATGGATTTAGACACTTCAACAATCCTCCCAGATGGTGCTTGACTCCCCCATTGTTGCCGCACTTATCTTGCCAATACGCAGCTCGGGACTCCAATATCTCAACTTCCTCTGCCAGATCAGTCATGAAATACCATCGGCATGCCTGATTGACTAGGCGGGACTTGTTTGGTTTCTTCTCCCATGTCGAATTCTGTTGTGCTATCCTGTTGATTGCATCAAGAACCTCTGGGTCGAAGGAGAATGCACCGACTACCTTCGCCATTCTAGCACCACCTATCGATCCGAACATGATTATTGATGGCTCTAAGCAGTTGAAAACTCAATTCAAACGGAATGAGTGCCCTTGCTTGGGCGTTATGCTTGTCATAAATCGAATGAGTGAAGTTTGGTTTCATGATTATCTCTGGGAAGTTACCCCACAGGAAGAACTTGGGATGTCCACGCGCTCCTATCGCTTGCTTGTGATGCCCGAGAAGGGGCATGAAGAAGGATGTGGCCCCTCTTACGTTCTCCAAAACCCACCAGGTGGGCTTGATGTAGTCGATAATGTCTAGGCAAGCCCGAACAACGGACATATCAGGTTCTCTTTCCGAGACTGGAATGCCCGATGCCAACGAGAACTCCTGACATGGGGGGCTCGCAACCACCAGATCGGGATGAGGTAACTCATCTATCCAATCCATCCAATTCAAAACATCCCAAATTAACGTCCTAGGGACGAATGCCAGGTCGGGATTAACCTCTATCCTGTACACAATCCAATTATCCTCGACAAATGCCTCAGTCCATCCACCTAATCCGCTGCATAAATCCCATACTACCTTTCTTTTTTCCATTTCCATGATTTATAGGACTAGTATCCCTAATATAAATGCTAGGGTGGACAACGAAGTTGGCCGCCCCTTC